TGGTAGAATATATTTAAATCCTAAATTAGTTGAGTGGGTTGATGAAATGGTTTCATTCCCGAGAGGTGCTCATGATGATACAGTAGATTCTCTTTCATTTGCAATTCAATCTTCACAAGAAATATCAGATAAAAATATTGACTGGTCTTTGATACCTTCGTTAATATCAGTTAAAAGGGAAGGACAGCGGAGTTATCAAAATATGTATAATATTACAAAGATATAGGTGGTAAAATTGGAAGAGATCTACATCGGCGGTAAGGACATATCGCGTTATATAACAGCATGTTTTTTTGGTTTTGATAAAGAAAAGAAAATTAAGATTATAGCCCGTGGTGGGTATGTTAAAAAGGCAATCGATATTCTGGCGATATTGATTAGAGACCATATAGAAGACCCGGAATATAGTATTGTTGTAAAAAGCGAACCATTCGAGAATAGGAATGTTTCTGCGATTGAAATTATTTTAACTGGGGATAAAAAGAAAAAAGTAGAATAATATGCCGACATTAAGAGAGAGATTTTTTGGGAAGAGAAGAAGTATATATTTAGATGAAGCTGGGAATCCTAAAACTATTGTAGGAACCGGTAAATCTAAAGGTGGATTATCCATGGGTGGATCCACACGTACAGATTCTCTTCTTAAACAATTCTGGAATTATTATGAAGGCGAAGGAACAGTCTTTGCTTCTATAAATACTACGGCTTGGAATTCTGTTATGGTAGGATATTTTTTAGTATCCGACGATGAAAATTCCAAACTCCTAATTCAGAATGCATTAGAAATAATGGATATAGATGCCATTCTATTAGATAGTGTAATATATACATTAGTTTTTGGGGATTCTTTCATAGAGAAAGTAAAATCTGGCAAAAATGTGGTAAGATTAAAAACCGTGGATCCTATTACTATGCAGATAAATACAGATGAGCACGGTGAAATTACTGATTACCAACAGAAAATAAAGGGGCAATTACTTCCTAAATTAAACAAGGAAGATATTATCCACTTTAGATTCTTCCCAAAACCAGATAGTCCTTATGGAATTTCATTAATTTCTCCTTCCAAGGATACTATAGATAGGAAATTAACTACCGATGAATCTATAGCAAAAGCTATAGGCAGGCATGGAACTCCAAAATACATAGTAAAGATTGGAAACGAGGAAAATATTCCGGATAATTCTGTATTCGAAAAAATAAAAAGCACGCTGGAAGATATAGAGGCGATAAATGAGTTTATAGTTCCTGGAACGATAGATATTTCTACTCTGGATGAATCTGGAGTACAAAATGTAAAAGAATATTATGATTATTTTCAGACGCAACTAATTGTTGGTCTACTTTGTCCAGAAGAAGCTCTTGGTCAAGGAAAAGGAAGCACGGAAGCCACAAGTAAAGTTAAAGAAATTATGTATGAGAGATTCATTAAGGCTATTCAACATAAAATGTCAACAATCGTAAGATTAGAAATTATAAATCCGATTTTATTGGCGAATGGCAAAGAAGAGAACACGGTGCATATGAGATTCCATAGTGTTACAGACGCTGATGAGGCTGTTAAAGCTAAATGGCTCGGTAATCTATTAAGAGGATTCCCAGAAGGACCACAACCATTCTCAATTGATGAAATAAGAGCTATATTTGATTATCCTCCTTTAGATAAATCTATGGCTCCTGGTGAACAACCTGTAAAGGAACCGAAGAAACCTACAAAAGAACCTGGAGAGCCAAAAGAAGAACCAGAAGAACCTAAAAAGCCAGAACCTAAATTAGAATCTAAAGTTATTAAAGGACTTAAAAGTTCTATAAAAGATTTGGAATATGAATTAGAGGAATTAAGGGAGGAAATAAATGGTAGAAAGAACAACTCATAAATTAACTACAAAGTTAGTTTATGATAATAAGATTATCCAAAAATCTGGGGATGCTCGCGTATATAATAACGCTGTATTATTAACTCCGGGTGAATGGTCTGACGCAATGACCAGAGCTCCGGTTAAGTATACAGAAGAACAACTTTGTAAATCTGCTTCCAGATGGGAAGAAAACTATCTTAATGTGGACCATTCTCAAGGAACTTTAGATAGGATAGGTATAGTTAAAAATCAAAGATGGTATAAAAATGCAGTGGTTGGGGATTTATATATTTATCCTATAACACAAAATGCAAAAGATACCATAGCGTTGATTGATGCTGGCCTAGTTAATAGTTTGTCTGTTGAGTTAAGTTCTGTGGATAGATGGGATTTTCAGGAAAATATGAGATTTGCTGAAGATATTGCTTTCTTTGGACTTGCTGTAGTTTTGAATCCAGCTTGCAAAGGAGCACATATAAGGTGATTTTATGGCAGAAGTAATTTGTTCATTCCAAAATAAATGTAAGAACTTTGGTAATCTTTGTAAAAATTGTAGATGGAATGCCTGCATTAAATTGGGCGATTATTTATTAATTGAAGAGGATGGGAAAACTTTAAGATTTTTATGATTAATGAAGATCCTCTATGGGTAATATCCTGTCCTCTATGTGAATTAATAAAATATAAACAAGTAACCACAAAAATATATTGGCCAGAAGATATTAATTTAATACACGAATCGGAGTTCATTATTATAGATTCCCCATATAGTAAAAATCCAATAATTATATTAAGGGATCATATAGATACTGTATTAGGAGAGACTTGGGGGATTATGCTATATAGATGTAGAAAGATATTTGGAGAGTCCGTGAGACTTAATTGGAATAACAAAATTTGCAAGGATCATTTCTACTGTGATATTAAAATTTGAGGTGATATTTACGCCTACGAAATGCGGTTTAAAAGATAAAGATGGCTACTTCTGCAGGTGGGGATCAAAAGGAGCTAGATACCATTATGACCCAAGCAATCCGGCATCTAAAGAAGCTGCAAGAAAAAAAGCAGATGCACAGGGAGCCGCAGCTCATGCTGGTGGGTATGAAGGCTCTGAAAAATCTATAGAGGAGAAAAAAGAGGATGATAGAAAAAAAGTTCCTAATCCAGATGAACCTGGTGATGAAGCTGAACCTGGAGAAGAATCCGAGGAATGGAAAAAATCTATAGATACGCCGAACTCAATAGAAGGAATTAAAGAAGGAAGTTTTATATTACATAAAGGTAAAGTTGGGAAAATTCTAAAAGTATTAGATAACTAATGTTATCAGGAAAATATAGGTAATGGCTACAATATCAGTATCTCAAGATTTGGATTCTGCTGCAAGAACTGCTGGAGAAGCTATGACTATTAATAGCAATGCCACTCTAACAATTAATACAGATACAAGATATCATAGAAATGCACCCTCCAGAGGTAAAGGTTCTCTAGGGTCTTTTACTATGACTGACGCTGGTGGTGGGCAAGTATTAATTGATGGGACTAACGTGAGATGGCTTAGTTACAAAGATGGTACAGGACCAGTACCACAATGGGGTACTTATATAAGCGGTGCAACAAGTTTAGTTAGTGGGCAATTTCTTGGAGCTTATCAGGATTTGTATAGAGGTCCAAAATCTGGGAATACAATTCCACCAACTGGTTATATTAAATTAAAGAGTGTAAAACCAACAGCATTTGTTTCTGGAGAGAATCTATTGGGGATTTCTGCAAAAGCGACAAATACTGATGTTACTGGGTGGATTGAAGTTGTGCTTGATGATGGAGCAAATATAACCATAGGTAGAGCACAAACATGGAAAGTGAGAGGTAAATGGTTCTATTTAGATAACACTAATGGAGTTAGAGGGCAAATAATTCAATTGCCAACTTGCTCTGGCGGGAGATATACAAGATATCCTGGTGTTTGGATAGAAAGTTATTATAGTAGCAATTCTTATGAGTTCTGGCCAGCTCAAAATTATGGTAATACACTTGCATCTGGTTGGTCTGGGAGTGCAAAAGGAACCGATAGAAGAAGCAAGTTCGTTGAAATGAGAGATAGTGGGCAAATAAGAATTGGTGCACATAACTATAAAGATTACGGATTCCTTCCTTCCACTAATAGCAGAGTAAGGATACCTAATGTTCTGTTAGTACCTTGTGGAACAGCTGCAAGGTCAAGTAATTCTCTCCCACATGCAACAGTTGCTAGTAGACCAGAATTTACAACTACAAACGCTGGTAACATAGATATCAGTGGAGCATTAAGCACTTGGTACTTCAATATAGTCCAACCTTACAGTATATCCATAATGAATTGTGCAACATTAGATTCTATGATATTGCAAGAGATTGCAAGTTCTTTCACAATAAAAGAATTCCATTTAGGTAACTATCTTAACACCGATGTTAATGCAGTTTCTATAACTTCCTGTTTAGCTGGTGGTTCCATTTCAAATTGTAAATGGGGAAGAACAGGGTCTATGGGTTCTGCCGATTACGGTACATATGTAAGTTACAGTAATGATATAACATTCACAGATTGTCATTTCCAGAATCGCATCTTCAGAACCAATGCAGCATCTTATCCATTTTATGCATTAACTTGTAAAGGTTTAAGATTCATAAATCCTGTTATGGTTGGTAACTCATTAGCATTTGCAGAATGTAGTGATACTTATATTGAAAATCCAAGATACGCAGATAGTTTCCATTCGGTTTCTGTAGCAACTTCTGCTCCAGTTGGTGCAGTAAGGATTGGTGCTGGTTGCGTTGATACAGTTATCAGTGGTGGTGGCTGGTGGCCAACAGTTCCAAGTACTATGTGCGAAGTTCATGTTGATACAGCATTCTTGTATACAATTGCAGCTAATAATACTAGATGGTATAATGCTGGGAATTCTACTACTCCATTAAAAGCTGGTAACACAAATATGATGTTATATGCTTTGAATGATGGTGGTAACTCGATAGATACAAAAATCCAGAGAATTTACTTTGATAACATTGCCACTAGGTTCATTAATGAAGTGAACTCATCCAAGGGAATAATATTAGAAAATTGTTACTTTGGTTATAATAGGGCAGATGGAACTGCTGTTGGTGCTGGGTTCGTTCCTTTAGATGGAGTTATAAAAGGGGGGACATATACTTCTGCTTATACTGGATATACTTCAGTTTATGGCACTATATTCTATAATTATTTTGTTTCAGCAACCGTTGGTAGGGTTGGTTTTAGATTCAATGAAGCAACATCCACATACGCTGCATATGTAGATACAACTGGTTTAACTGGAGCATCTACATTTAATTCTGCTGGTGCATTATATATGTATAACGCAGGGGATGTAGTAATCTATACGTGGCCTTACTATATTAAAGGATACACAGCATTTGCAGCATCAGATGCAACTAAAGGTGGTGGAAACACTGGGAACCTATCATATGAGTATCAGATAGATAAGAATGATGGAAATGGTTGGAATGGCTCTTGGAAAGATGCCACTTCAGCTAATTTGGCTGCGGAATCAATATCTGCAACGTTGGGTTTCAAACTTAAATTTAGAATAACTTGTGTAACTCCAGGAACAAATTATTTAAATAGTTTCTATGTTACTATGGATACAACTGCAAATGACCAGTTGGCTTTATATCCTTTAAATGAATATACTGTAACTTTAACCGGATTAATAAGTGGAACCAGAATAGCTTATTTAGCTTCTGGTTCAGAAACTATTCTTGAGATTGAAACAACTCCAATTGAAACATCTTCATATACATATTCAGATACTGATGTAGGAAGTCAGGTGGATATCGCTATATTGAAAGAAGGATATGAATACCAGAAATTAAAAACAATATTAGAATCCAGTGACTACTCAATCCCAGTTGTAATGGAAGATGATTTAGCATATACAACTCCAACAGAAGATGTAATCTTTAGTGGACAATGCCACCGAATTATTGGTATATCTGGTACAACAACCATAAATATCCAAGAAGGGATATATTCTGCTTGGATTGATTGGGTAGTTAGTTCACAGAATATAAAATATAAGCAAGCTTTAAGAACTGCTGGTGGGGATGAAATATCAGCTACAAAAGATTTAGGAATAACTTACTTTATGATGAATGATTGGAGAATAAGACCGGCTGAAGGTAATTATCGGCTTACATTAGAAGGAAATATTTTTACAGACCCTGCAGGTGAAAGTGTTGTAGTTTCAACATTAGACCCTCATAGTGTTGTAGTAGAGATGTCTGTATCTAATTTAGTTGAATCTACCCTTGCAGAAATGTCTGAAATAGAATATGCTTCTTTCAATGGAGGCATAACAATTGATGTAGTTAGTGGTACAGATTCTTCAACGTATCCATATGGTACAACTGCTTATCCATGTAAGACTATATTAAATGCTGCAGCAATTGGAGCAGCGAGAGGATTTACAATCTTATACATTATAGGAGACCTAACAATATCTTCAGTGGATATTCCTTATTATGTGGGCGGAACACTTATCGGACAAGGAATAAAAAATTCTACAGTTACCGTAGATAATACAATAGTTGTAAATTCTGTTGTAAAAGAATGCACGGTCGAAGGGACTGCAGGAAATGGTTCTAATGCAGTATTCCATGATTGTGTAATAGGGAATTTAAATAATATTTCACTAGATGCACATGATTGTGTATTAACAGGTACTATAGAATTAAATAATAGTATTACAACCAATTTCTTCAATTGCACAGATGGAGTTCCTGGAAGTGGTACACCGGTATTAGAGGTTAATGACTGTGAAAGTCTTGGTATCTGGAATTATCGTGGTGGTATAAAATTAACTAACATAATAACACCCGGAACAAATGTGAGTTTCAATGCTCCATCTGGAAGATTGATAGTTGACGCAACTGATATAGAAGGTAGTATTATAGCAAGAGGGGTTGGGAGTGTAACTGGAACTACAGGTGGGACTACCATAAATCAAACAGATTTAATCAATAGAGATACTATTTCAGATTCAGTTTGGGATGAGAGTATTTCAGACCATATGACTGGTGGGACAACGGGCTATTTAGTAAGCACCGCTTCCATATCTGGGGCTTCTGCACAACAAGTGTGGGAATATGTAACTAGAACATTAACATCTGCCACATCTGATGCATGGGTTTCCAGCCAGATACGTGGTATTTCATCACAAATACATAATATATCATCACAATTACCATTAGGACAATGGCACGGAGAAGGTTCTTGGGACACAGGTCTTGCGGATTTATCTTCAATCACTCCAGAATTAGATTATATATCTTCACAGTTACATGATAAAGTAATCCCAGATATAGAGTATATTTCTTCACAGGTTGGTTCCATTTCATCACAAATTAGTGGTATATCATTGGGTGGAGGTGCAACTCCAGCTCAAATATGGAGCCACGCTGATAGAACTCTTACTGGAGATACAGATACAGTTAAATGGATTTCATCAAATCTGGAGCCTTATGGAGGAGGCGGAGGAGGTGGAAAAGCTCAATATTACGCGGTATATGGAAGAAAATCTGTTTGGACATACCCACAAAAGGATAAATTAATAAAAGACGTTGGAGATACATTAGAGAAACTTAAGAAATTCCAGAAAGATGAAAAAGACCATTACAATGAAGCCCAGGATAAATTAGAAAAAGTTTTAAAGAGAGTTGATTCTCTAATAGCAACTTTAGGAGAATTAAAAATAACAAATAAGGATATGGAAAAAGAGGTAGATAAAATAACTAAAGCTCTAAAAAAGCAACGAGATATAGTTTCTACTTCGTCTCAAATTAATGCTGCTATAGGTGAAATAAATAATCTGGCAAAGATGGTTGTTACTATGATGCCAGACGAAAAATTGGAAGATGTTTATAAAGAATTGGGGGTTATAGATGGTAGCGGAGATAGTTCTGAGCGAATTGAACAAGCGATTAGCGGACAGAAATAAGGAAATAGAGGAAAAGACCCAGATATACGACAATCGCCTCAAAGAATTGCAACTATTAGAAGATTCTATAAATAGGCAGGTAGAACAGACAAAACAGCTCGAAACAAAGTTAGATACTCTATTGGAAAAGGAAAAGCAGCTATTTAGCAAGAATTATATTGTAAAGTTGGAAGATAATTCATATGATTTAATCGGGAAGGAAGATATAACATTTATAGAAAATAAAGATGCAATTAAAAAAGAAGTTATTGATGTATTGAATTAGAGAGGGAGAAAATTGTCAATAATTGGGGGTTATAGATATAGTTCAAGTGTTTCTGGAGCTAAAAGTTATCCTGGTGTAGTTAATGTAGGAACTATGAGGATATCTGGATTAAGTAATACTGCCGGATTGATGTGTTGTTTGTATTCTTATAATTACGCTACTAATAAATGGTTACCTCATCGTTGGGCCTAGGTAAAATATGGTAGAACTATTTGCTTTAAAAACTCTAACTGAAAAGTTAGATACAAGATTTGCGGAGACTTTCGTTATGCCTGAAAGAATTGGTTCGCATGACGATGTTCTTAAAAAGCTAAATGAATATCAACTCATCATAGATAATATTGATAGCTATATAGCGATTGTAACAATAGATCTTAAAATGGCATTAGTTAATAAGAAATTGAAAGAAATGTTAAAGGATAGATTGGGAATATGTCCTAGTCCCGGTGACCCAGTTTATAAGACTTTATATAATTTAGACACGATTCCGGAATGGGACCCATTTGTATCTGCAATCAAACGCAGGAAGATAATTATCAGGGAATTTACTTCTCCAGCAACTAAAAGAAGGTATGGATTGATAGCTATACCTCTTATATATGATGGTGTATCTGGTGTTATGGCTATTGCTACTGATGAGGATGAGATATGATTGAAGAAAAGGCTTTTGATGACTGGGATATGGAAATGTCGAAATGGCGAGGATATGTCGTGAGAGCATTAGAAGATAGTAATACAGAATTAAAGGAGATAAAGGAAGCAATTAGATGTTGTGATGATAAAATAGATAAATTTAATGATAGATTAACTTTATTACAAGTAAAAATGGCAACCATATCTGGAACGGTTGCAGTAATAGTAACATTAGTAACTATGTTATTAAGTAAGGTAATATAAATGGAAGATAAAATAAATATATGCTTGAAGGGAAATACAAAAATACTATTGAGTAAATCAGATGGAAAAAGAATAATCGCTGGCTACGCCAACGTGGCAATTATAGATCAAGAAAATCAATATATACCTTTATCGGTATTACAGAAGGGAATACAATCATTATTGGCCGATTCGTCTTATGCAAACCTTATGATTATGCATAAAAATATACAGATAGGAAAAATAATCCCATCTTATGGAAAATATAAAACAGGTGTTGATAATAAAGGATTATTTATAGTCTGTGAAATTCGTAAGGATATTAAAGTAGCCGATGAAATTTGGGCTGCTATATTACAAAAACAAATATCAGGCTTTTCAATTGGTTGTGAGGTACTCTTATCCCATAAAGTATGCGATAATAAAGAGTGCGTCACAGTATTAGATAAAATTAACATATTTGAAGTTAGTGTATGTACGGAACCAGTTAATCAAAAATCTGGGTTTGTAGTGATTGCTAAATCAGATTTTAATAAGTTCCAAAGTAATATTGATGTTTTAAATGTAGATAATATAAGTAAGGAAAATATGGTAGAAGAAATTAAGAAAGATGCAACTCCTTGCACAGACTGTGTAGAACCAATAGAACTTTCAGTTGAGGAACGATTAGAGGCTTTGGAAAAATTAGCTAAAGATATGACAGTATTCATGGAATTAGCTAAAAAGAAACCAGAAGAAGAAAAGGTTCCAGCAGAAATGAGCAAAGAAGAGAAAAAAGCTGAAATCCCAATTCCAGTTCCTGAAGTGAAACAAGAGCCAGAAGCTCCACCGTTTCCTCCAGTAGAACAACCGGAGGCTCCTCCAGAAGAGGAAAAGCCAGAGGAAATGGATATGGCTATATTTATGCTTGATTATATCATTAGGAATCCCAAATCGACTGCACAGGATATTGCAAAGGCATGGATGAAGAAAAGCCAGAAAGCTAAACTATCGGCACCAGAAACGGTACCAACTCCAGAACTGAAACCTGATCTTACAATGGATTCTCTGATGAAGAAAGTAGATACTCTCAGTGAAAAAATATCCAAATTGGATTACACTGAGGAATTAAAATCTTCGTTGAAAGTTCGGGATGATGCTATTCAAGCTTTAGAGAAAAAAATTGAGATAATCAATAAATCTAAAGAACCAGAAAAGAAACAAGAACCTGTGTCAGAAGTTAAACAGGAAATTAAAACTATCCAAGCAACCACGGAGCCAGTTCTAGAAATAGAGCCAGCTATTCGTGTAAGTAATGGAATTGTTACGTCTTCAGAGTTTATGTAAATTCTGTTTAAAATAAAAGGAAATAAATTATGGCATTAACATTCACGTCTCCTTCAGATGATATTATTTTTCAAGAAGGAACCTCGGCTTATAATTTTAAAGCTTCAGGTACAATTAAAAAGGGACAAGTTGTTTATCCAGCTGATACAATGGAAGTTAAAATAGCACCAACTATGAGTACTGGTGTTGTTGGAGTTGCAGCTTACGATGTTACAGACAATGAATACTTAGCTGTTTGGGGTCCAGGTAATATAGTAAGATGTATGAGTTCTGGATCTATAACTGTTGGTGATGACTTGTGTGTAAATTCTGCTGCTGGTCACGTTGGAAGTTCTAGTCCAGCTGCTGGAGCTAAAATTGGTGTAGCTCTTGAAACAGTAGCTACAGCTACTTCAGTTAAAGTTTTATTAACTTAATGTATTATATTTGTTAAAATAAAAGAGAGATAATTATGACACTCACATGGAAAGCAATTGGAGATGACATTATTTTACAGGAAGGAGCTGCAGCATATAATTATAAAGCTTCTGGTACCATAAAAGCCGGACAACTAGTTAAAGTAAAAGATACTATGGAAGTGAAGGTTTGTTCTGACAAAGATGATACTGGTTGTGTTGGTGTATCAGCTTATGATGTGACTGATAATGAGTATCTTGCAGTCTGGGGTCCTGGGAATATAGTAAGAGTTAGAATTTCTGGAGCAGCAACAGTTGGTGATGACTTACAAGCAGCTTCAGATACAGAAGATGGATACTTAGCTTCAAGAACGGCAGTTGCTGGGGCAAAAGTTGGAGTAGCTTTAGAAACTGTTACAGCTGATACAACCAATGGTACAGTTTGTAGAGTTCTATTAGTTTAATTCTATCTTTATGTTATTATGTTTATGTTTTACTGTCTTTTAATATATGGATTTAAATTATGAGTAAGTTAACCAAATTATTGGAATATGGATTTGCTGGGAACGCAGAACGTTCAAAATTAATGGCGAAGGAATCATTTAAGAAAACAATTGGAGAAGCGGCCTATAAAACATTACTTCAAAGTGAAAACACGGCAATAACTGATTCCACACTTGTTCAAGAGGAAGTTTATAAAACTATTATAGAGGGTGCAGAACCAGCTAGATGTATGAGGGAAGTAGTTCCTACTATTAACACAAAAACATATTCGGTTCGTTTCGTAAAGGGACAAAGTGGAACTTATGCAACTAATATTGCGGAAGGAGCTAAAATTGATATTGATACACAGGAGTTTACCAAACAGGATATCACTATCAATAAAATTGGAACTCGGCCACTCATTACTAATGAGTTGATTGAGGATAGTTTATTTGATATTGTTGAATTGGAACTTAAAAAGGCCGGTTCAAGATTAGAGAATAAACTCAACCGAGATGTATTATATCAGATGCTTCAAGGAACATATAAAGTTACTACAAACACTATGAGCCCAGCTGGACCACATATCTCTGTTTCAGATTTAGCTCTAGCAGTATCAAAAATTAAGAAACAAAATTATATGCCAGATATTCTATTAATTCATCCAACAGCAGAGGCCTATCTATTACAGGATTCTAATTTAGCGTATGTTACATTCGCTGGACAAAGCAATTCTTTAAATCAAGGAAAAGTCCCAACTATTATGGGATTGAAGCCTTACTATGGTACAGTTACGGATTCTGCAACCCCAACATGGGATGATACAACCGCCGGTTCAGATGTAACAGCTATGGTATTCTCAAAGAATGACTTCGCAACAATTTGCATGAGACGAGATATAACCGTTGAACAATATGATGACCCAATCCACGATCTTATTGGAATATCCTGTACTATGAGATACGGTACGGATGTTCTTCAAGAAAAATCAGCCTGTATCATCTATCATAAATAGGTAGAGATTCTCTCTACTTTTTATTTTTTAATGTTATATAAAAGGAGTTAAATTATGGTTGGAGCAAAAATTCCAGTCCTAGAAATTGAAAAATTCAAATTATCAGAGGATGGAAGAGGTTTTATAGTTTACAATGACGGTACAAACTGTGGTTTAGGTACTTGGACTAATGCTTATACACCGTCAACTGCGGCTTGTTTAGGATGGCTTAAAATACATTATGTATCTGGTTCAACATATGGACCAACCGGTGCAGCTGCATATATTCCATTATACAGTAGAACATAATGTTACATGGTAAAGGTAACCAAAACTTTCTTTCAAAGACTTCCGAGAAAGATAGAATATCAGCTATGAGAGATAAAGATGGGTATACATCGGATGAACTTATATCTTTAGAAATAACAGGATCTTTGGGTGGAGGAAAAACAAATGAGAAATCATTTGTAGTTAAGCAATCTCCATTTCCAATAGATTCTACTATAAAGCCAAAACAGAAACTAGATTTTAGAAAAATAAGACCAGAATTAGGGGAGATGTCTGATTAATGGTAGATTACGTACCAACTTTAGCACCAGAATATGAGGTAAGAAATTTCTTTTCTCCTCCTTTAGATTACGATGATATATCTACGGCAGAACTTCTATTAAAAATAGAATCTGTTGAAAAATATATAAAAGTTGTCTATGGTATTACAAGTTCAGAAAAAGGTAGAATTCCGGCTTTACTGTTAGTTGCTTGTAAAGTAATAGAAAATCCTTCTTTAGCAAGTAAATATAATCAAATAGCAACAGAAAAACTAGGAGATTATTCCTATTCTTTGTTTAAGGGTGGGAATATTTCAGGAAAATCAGCAGCCTACGATTTAGCTAGTTCTTGGAGAACAATGGCAATAGAGATGCTAGAAGCAGAAATAGCTGGAACTAGAAGTGATAAATGGCCTTTTTACAAAGTAAACGATTAATATGTCTTTCGATGGATTGTTAATTCATAAAATATATAAGAATGTTCCATATTCATCTCAGAACGATTTTGGAGAGTGGGCATATTCTTATTCAACACAAACTGCGACAGGTATAACTTGTAGGGTTAGTCCATATTCAGTGTTGTATCACTTGTCAGATAAGGAATCTATACTAACTACTGGAAAGTACGACGATGTAAAATACAAGTGTTTTATGGATTATTCAGAAAATATAAACACCGGAGACAGAGTTGTGTATGGTTCAGATTTATATAGAGTTAGAGAAACTATGATAGATAGTAATACCCATCATAAAACAGTTCTCTTGGAACAAATATGACCACGGCTTGGATGACAGCAAAAGTAGAAGGAGACTTGAAAAGAAAGCTAAAGAAATTAGAATGTGGAATCGAATCGTATGCAATAGAAGCTACAGCCGAAGCATTACAACATATCCATTTAAAGGCAATGGAGAATCTTAATTCTAATCTTATATGGGGTCATGGGGTACAATATGGTGCAGAGGAACAGAGTATAGAAGATAGTAAAGTAATAGAAACTTGGTCTGAAGGTAAAAGAATAAAAGGAAGTTTAACTTATACATCACCTCATGCGAAATTGATGGAATATGGTGGATTTTATATATATAATAGAGACCCGGCTTTAGGTCCTATGCCTATAGGTGCACAGGAAGGACATACAGAATATTTCGGGTATAAAATACTTGGAAATATCCAGGGAAAATTTTATCTTACACAGGCAATGATATCTGAAAGAGATGCTGTTCTTAATATATATGAAAGATATAAGAATAATTTAATTAATTCTTTAGGTTAATATGTCAAGTGACGCATTAATTGATATTAGAAGTTATATTGTTAGTTCAAGTTCGGTAACTTCTTTAGTTCCAAAAAAAGATATAATTGTTGGTTGGAGGAAAACAATGGATAACTTCCCATGCGTGATTATTAATCAAATATCAGGTATGGATAAGGGTTATCTTGGTTATAGAACTTCACCGGCTGGAAGTAGAATTAGGGAAGAAACATTTGTTTTTTCCATAGATATCTATTCCAGAACCAGCAGAAAGCAGACTTACTCAATAGCAGACGCTATTGTTCCTTTATTGATAGCTTCTGGGTCATGTAAAAAAATGAACGATATAGATATGTATGAAGAAGCGTTTAATGCGTATAGAAAACTACAAACATATACTTACACAAGATTTAGTGAAGATTAATGTCATATGTATTTAAAATTTTAATATAAAGAGGTAAAAGTATGGTAGGTACTGTAACAGGAAGAGACGCAAGAATATATATGTGTTCACATAACGCGGGGACTATCCCAATTCTAAGTAATAGCTCATCTTACTCATATAATACATACGGAATCGGTGATTTCACTTTAACATTCGGTAGTGACACGGTTACTCAATCTTTAATAGGAGTACCTGGTCCTTATACAGCGAGAGGATCGGTTACTTGTGATGGTTCATTAACATTGTCAAAGTTCGGTGGAAATTTGGATATTCTATTAGAAAACTTGGTTGATACAGGAACATATAAGACTAGCACGAAATATATAGCTATTTCTGGGAATGTTTCTACTTTGGAAGCATCATATATTAGTTTCTATCTAACATCATGCCAAGTTACTGGTTATGATGTGACACTTGGAGATGCTGGAACCGTCACGAATGCAAGTATTGATTTTATTGATATGATCCCACAAAAATTGGTTTATGCCGGTGGGGCGGTGAAGGGGTGATAAAAAATGGCACAATCCAACCCAACAATTTATAAAGGTAATGATGCAGCTATTTGGTTTGTAGGTGGTACAGCAGCCCCAGGAACAACTATGACAGCTCACGGAAGTTTTGCAGTGTCAGATTTTACTCTTACATTAGCAAAAGGAACCGTGGAACAAGAACTTGTGGGAGAAATAGCTAACTATTCTATAGCCGGTGCATTAACTGCAGAAGGCTCTTTAACTGGTTGTAAGATGTATAATACGGGTCTAGGTGTAATGCTAGGTTGCTTAATTAATGGTACAAATTTTGGTATATCTGGTAATTGCGGTACAAATTCATTACACTTCTATCTAAGAAGTTGCCAAGTTACAGGATTCGACTTTACTCTTGGGTCAGCTGAAGATATAACAGAAGGTTCAGTGGACTTCACAGTTTTATATCCATATAAAATATCCACATCGAGAACTGGAAGTTATACTGTCATTGCAGATAGTATATGGCCGTAATTACTAATAGATGTTTTATGTATGTATTTATTTTTATTTTTTAAATGCATTATATGCATTTGGTGCGTTTTTATGGTAGAAGAAGCGAAAACACCTTTAGAACTAGAAAAAGAAAAATTAGAAAAAAAAGTGGAAAAGAAAGAACAAGGGGATTTACAAGAAATTTTGAAGCAAATAGCAACACGAGATAAATTAGAACGGGATTATAAAGAAGATTTATTGAATGTTGTATTTAATTCCTCAATAGAGACTCGTAGAACTATTAAGGCTAGGAGACCAACCCAAGAGGAAATGATTAGTATAATGAGATTATCTACAGAAGCTGCTATGTATGAAGGAAGAATGGATCAAAAGTCAATCCAGCGTATGTTGGATGTTTACGACCAATTGCCAAAAATAGCTGCAAAATTATCAGTAGATACAACTCTAAATGAAGAGTTTTGGAAAACAAAAATATCCTTTTTCTCACTACAAAGTTTTATAACAGAACTAATTAAAGCTAATCAAGCTGGACCAGTGTCAGAAGAAGAGATGAAATCCTTTCGTAAATAGTGGTGTTGGGCACCTAGAAATGGAAATCTGTAAACTATTACATAAAACTCCTATGGAATTAGGTGATTTACGTAAAAGAGACCCGCTAGGTGTAGCATTCTTAGAGCAACATATAATTTACGAATATCAAGAAAAGGAAAAGGCTTATAAAGAAGCCGAAAGAAAATCAAAATCCAGGAGACATTAATGGACGAGTCATATATGTTATTGGTTAAAGCAGTTAACATTTTTCAGTGTCGCTTAATTAAATGAGTATATGATTCTATGTTTAATATTTTTTTAATTCATATTTATTTGTTTAATAGGATTATAAATGGCTTTTAACGATAATAAATCTCCAGGGGATTTAATAAAATCACAAGATTGGGATGACTTTGTTGATTTTACCGAAGCTACTTCTAGTAATGCAAGATTAAGATACTTACAATCCGGGGGTACAAAATGGGTAGATTTAACTGATAGTGGTGATACCACTTTACATATTCACGATTCAAGATATTATACAGAAACGGAATCTAAATCTCTTTTTGCTGCAAGCTCTAGCGTTAGCAGGGCTTTAATAGATTCTATTTCTTCCAATATAGATACTAGAATAGACTCTATTTTTAATTATTCTTCAAATGCTAGGAGACTTTACGCTGGAAGTTCACAAGTTAATAGAAATTTAATTAATTCAATTTCATCCAATTTAGATTCAAGAATAGATTCTTTATTTAATTGGTCTTCAAACGCTCTAAATAAATACGGAGCTTCTTCCCATACTCACGATAATAGATATTATACCGAAACCGAATCTTTATCAATCTTTGCTGGGAGTGCAAATATAAATAGGTCTTTGATAAATGCTATATCTAGCAACATTGATATAAGAATTGACTCCTTATACAACTTTTCATCCAATAAGTCATTATATCCAGCAAGTTCACTTGTAAATAGAAACTTAATAAATAATATTTCATCTAATATTGATACTCGTATAGATAGTTTATTTAATTGGTCTAGTAATAAATCTTTATATGCTAATTCTAGTAATGTAAGATTTAGATTCCCGGGTTCGTCTAGTATAATTTCAAAATATAATGCATCTGGAAAAATAGCAGGATTAAATATCTCAAAACTGACTACACCTATTAGTGCAAAGGTACTAAAATGGGATGTCTCAAATAATTTCTGGTCAGCACAAACAGATTTAACTGGGGGAGGAGGTGGAACATCCAGTTGGGTTTATCTTAATGCTTCCACTGGATTAACTCCTTGGGTAGATAATACTAGAGCAATTTCTGGTCAAGGTGCGGCATTATCTTTAAGTGTATTAGGTTATACTAATATATCCACAAATGCAGTAAAAGGATATCTATCTGGGCAAAAAGTAAAAGATTTGTTTGACCATACATTATATAAAGCATCTAGTATATCAACTTCAGATGTTGCCTGGTCTGGTGCATTAGGATATTATTCGGTTTCCTCTCTTACAAAGAAAGCTTATAGTTCTGGTCAAAGAGTAAAAGATATATTTAATCATATAGATTATATTACATCTTCCAATGTAACAAGATCTTTAATTAATACTATTTCGTCTAATTTGGATACAAGAGTAGATTCATTATTTAATTATTCTTCTAACGCAAAGAAACTTTATGCAGATTCTAGTAATATTAGAATAAGATTCCCAGGTAGTTCTGCGGTAAAATCTAGATATTATCCTTCGTCATTAGGTCATTATTTTACAAATTCTGGAGCAAAGCTACATTCAGCATATATATCTACAAGCACGGGAATATTCTCTATAGCTTCACACACCCACAGTACATTAGGATTATGGTCCGGAGCTTATCAATTCTATGTTGTATCTGGATTAACTAAAAAATCTTATGCTTCAGCTCAGAGAGTAAAGGATATATTTGATCATACTCTTTATGCGGCTTCTGGATTAGGTGGAGAAGATGTAGCATGGTCTGGTGCATCTGGATTCTACGCTATATCTTCTATAGCGTTTAAATCTGGTATTGCAGAAATTAATATGCTTGAAGATGTTGACACTAAATCTACTGAGCCTACAAGAGACCAAGTTTTAAAATGGAATGGAACAAATTGGGTTCCTGCAGCCTATAATGCTACCTTTGTTTTCACAATCGCCTCATTTAGTGATGGGGAATCAACAACACAACTTATAGGAACTGGAACTTGGAAGGCTCAAAGTGCTATGTCTTATACAGCTACATATAATAATGGACCACCAACTACAACTTGGGTAACTATTGGATATAATACTACAAGTTATTCTAAATCTGGTACAATAGGAGAAATGACTGGACCTGCATATACAGCTGGGTCAAATAGTACAAAAGCTATAAGTTATCCGGCTGCAAAAGATTATTATTTGAGTTTTAGATTGAGTGCACAAGCTGGTTCAGATACAGACACTGAAACAGAAACATCTATATACTTTAGAAATTACATATATTATGGTGTATTAACTAAAAATAAGTCAATTTCTGAAGCTGATATAGAAAGTTTAACTGGTACAATAAGTAACGACCAAACTAGTAGTTTTTCAATTAATGCCGGTGCAGGACAATATTTAGTATTTGCGTTTCCAGCAACATATACAAGTATACCAAGCGGTAGCGATTACGAGAGTGATGGTGGAACAGGATTCTTATTTAATAGTATATCTTGTGCCTTTTCAGGTCATGCATATGTTTCTGTAGTCAATTCTGCAGGTTATACAGAGAACTATAAAGTATATGCATCAAATCTTCCAAATCTTGGTAACTCTTCCCTAGTTACAACAACATCTGTAGCTTCGATTAATCCATTGTATTATGGAGTTACTAGTAAAACAGATACATTTACAGAGGCAGATGTGGAAGGATTAGCTAACAGTGAGATAACTAACGATAATACTCAAACTTGGGATGCTGTAAATTCTGGGGTTGGTGAATATCTATTATTTGCATTTCCAAAGAGATTAGGAACCATTACTTTTTGGGTTGGTGGGTTTGAAGGTGGTTTCGAAGATCCAGAAACTGTTAGTATTACTAATTCCAATGGATGGACAGAGGATTATTATGTTTGGCGTTCAGAAAATAGTAATCTCGGCTCTACTACGGTGGTGACTACTTAATGGCAATAGAACTTATAGCCAAAGTGGCTCCAAAAAATGATGGATTTATAGGTATGGTTGATGCCGACCAAGTTATAGGTACTAGTGGGGGTGCTTACGCTTCTTATCTACCATCATCTGCCATATCCACTAATAGCATTACAGAACCTTATCTTAAAATATCTAATGCTCCAATAGATGGATATTATTTACAATGGGATGAAACAAATAGATTAACTTGGGCTGAGGTTGTTGGTGGTTCTGATGTTGCTTGGAGCGGTGCATATGCATATTATGCAGTTTCTTCATTAAATAAGACTCAATATCAACAATATACTGGTTTTAGTGGTAATTTACATTATTTCTATAACTCTGGGGTTAAATTAACAAAAACTATAAATTCATCTGCAAGAGTCTACGATAGATTTGACCATAATTTATATGTTGCATCATCTGTTGCTATATCTAAATTTTACGATTCTGAATCCGATTTAACAACTTTACTTAATGACAATTACCCTGGAAGTTCAAATGTAAATATTAAAACATCTGGTAGTCTACACAAATTATGGACGTGGTCCTCTAATAAATCATGGTATGCAAATTCATCAAATGTGAGATTTAGATTTAGGGCAAGTTCTTCGAGATGGAATTATGTTTCTTCTCAATTATATTCTGGTGGTACATATTATACAAAACTTAATGCACCGACAGATGATAGACAACTAGCGAACAAAAAATATGTAGATGATTCAATAGCTGGTGCTGGTGGTTATACAGACGAGATGGCTCAAGATGCTGTAGGTGGAATGTTAACTTCTGAATTTAAATATGTAGATTCGACACCATCCATATCTTTACTTGGTTATTCCACAATCTCATCAAATGCTAAAGATGGTAAAGCTTCTGGTTCTATTCTAGGTTCGTGGTACACATTATCTTCCAGTAAATTATCTAGAGCTTATGCTTCAACTTCTACAGGTAAATTTGAACCAGCTTTAACTAAAGGAAATTTGACAGCAACAGGTCCAATTTCTTTAGACCAAACAAGACAAGTTATAGGTGGGGCTGCAGTTATTAGTATATCTAATTATATTGGAAGTACACAAGCAATATCTAGATTTAGACCTAGTACAGGTGTGTGGAATTATGTATCATCCCAACATACTTCTGGTGGTACATTATATGCTAATTCCATATCTTTAAATGCAAATACAATATCTGGATTAATTCTGCCAATTTGGCCTTCAGCTGCGGCATCTAAGAGATATATAGATATCATATCTGGAAATATAAAATATAAATATGTTGGGAGCTCGTCAGCTCTAACAAAATATCTTGCGAGTTCAGCATTTAAGAGAAATAATTGGAATTCTCACGCTTGGTTAAACTCTGGAATTATTTGGGATGAAAGTTTGTCTGCTTGGAAACCAAAGAAATCTGGTGCAACCGGAGGAGTTACTAATTTATCTGATTTAGTAATAAATGCAGATAAAGATTGGAATTCAAAGTCAATATATAATTTAATCTCCATATCTTCTACAAAAATAAGTAGCGGGACTATATTAACTTCTAATTTTACAGCTATAGGTGATACTATATCGGGATTGAGACAACCTTACTTCAATTCTGGAGCTGCAAATAAAAGATATGTTGATATAATATCTAGTAATGCTATAGTAAAATTTGCTCCATCAAGATCTAGGGCATATGGATTACAGCAAATATATGGCGGAAGCGGGTCCATATCTCACACTCTTACATCAAAGCCAAACTTCTGGAGTGTAACGCCAAGTGGAAATGTAAATTTTGGAATTAAAACAAGGGTTGATTCTAGTTATATACATGTAAATCTAACTACTGTAAACAATAAATATGTATATTGGTATGCCTCAACTTAATACCATATGTTTTTAAGGAGAAAAAAAAAAATAAATGACAACAACCATACCGTTTATAGCATATGAAATATCAGGAGTTAAATGGCCAACCTATAAATCTGGTGCAGTAAATCGTAATTATCTAGACGTTGTTTCTGGAGCTCTATCTGGAAGGATAACAGAGGCAGCTGGTGGGGGAATTCAAAGTGCAGCATTCCAAACTTTGGCTGCATCAACTGGGGTTACTCCATTTACAGCCACAGTTAAAGTTAGTGGTTCCGTAGCACAAACAATTAGTGTTTTGGGATACAGTACGATATCAAGTAATGCAAAGAAGGGGCAAGCATCTGGAGCAATTGCATTCTACGAGAGTTCAGATGTAGACCACGATGCAACTACGAATTTTGTGGCAAATGAGCACATAGACCACTCAACAGTTTCTATAACTGCAGGAGTAGGTTTAACTGGCGGAGGAACTTTAGAAGCAACAAGAGATATAGCTGTTGGGGCTGGTACAGGTATTAAAGTAAATGCAAACGACATAGAAGTTATTGGATATGCAACAATATCAAGTAATGCTAAACAAGCAGCAACTTATATGTCATCTGGAAATGAATATTCAGCGGCATATAATTGGTACACAGCATCAGCTCAAAAATTAACTACACAAGCAAAACCTGCCAAAGCATCTGCTCAAGCATTAAAAGCTCACTCATTCCATGCAAAGATATCAAGTTCTTATCTTGCAGCTAATTATGGATGGGCAGCAATAACTACCGGTTCAAAAGCCATAGCACATAGTTTATCTGGAATACCAAATATAATAAATGTAACTCCTAGTGGCTTAGTAACATTTGCATATGCCGTATATAACCCAAATGCAACTAATTTTACAGTTGCTATAACTGCAGCTGGAAGTAGAGTTATCCGTTGGCATGCACAAATATAAGTAGTATTAATACATTTTTTAGTTATTATTACTACTTATATGTCTAATTAGAGGTAAATATGACTACAACAATAGTTATGAGTACGTCCGAGATATCAGGATTAAGTCATCCGACTTACAATTCAGCGGCAGCCAGGAAAAAATATGTTGATGATATATCTGGGAGTTCCAAAACCAGATATGCAGATTCATCAAATGTTCATTTTAGATTTCAAGCAAGTTCATTAAGTTATGCTTCATATAAACATTCAGCTAACACGGCTCTTCATTCATTTAATACCGCAAATTATATTACTTCCACAAATGCTATATTAAGATTTGCAGGCTCATCTAACGTAAGATTCAGATTCCCAGGTTCAGCCAATGTAAATTGGACTAAAATAACTGCTATTTCATCAGGATTTGATGGGAGATTAGACAATTTAGAAGATAATGATGTCTTTAATCATACTTTATATTCATTAAGTGCGAATTTATACAATAAAACATGGGTTGATGCATTTTCTGGGAATATAGATGCACGTATTGACGCCGCAGGTGGAACTCTTGCCGGTTCTTTGGCAGGGAATATAGGGTCTAATTTTACATATGGATTAAGTGGATTAAAGTTTGTCTCATCTCAGAATATTTCTGGAGGAACAATAAAAAATACTACAATATATACAAGTTTAATCACAGATTCTGATAGATTATCACAACCAAACTCTATAAAATTTTCAGGTGATGAAATTAAATTTTCTTGTTGGAATAGGCACATAATGGATATTGGAGGGGATGATCGTAGAATCCATATAAGAAGTGGTTCTATATGGGGTCATAGAAATAGTACTATTTTAGGTTATAGCATTGACCCAGACTTAGGGATTGCAATCAATAGTCCAACAAGTTTCACTTCTGGATATTGGTTACAAGTTTGGGGGGGTATATCAGGGAATTCATTAACAGCTCATAATATATCTAGTGTAAGATTAAAAAGTAGTATATTAGAAATATCTGGGAGTTCTGCGTTTAGCGGACAGGTTATTCTCCAAGCAAATACAATATCTGGATTATCTACTCCTTTGTGGCCATCATCTGCTGCTAATAAGAAGTATGTGGATGATAGAGAAGTTAATATAGAAGCTCAAATTGCTGATATTTCTATAGAAGATTTGACTGATGTAGCAATAATGACACCTGCGGCAGGAAAAGTTCTTACTTGGATTGAAGCACAAAGTGCCTGGTCATCTCAAACAGCTCAAGGTGGAGTAACTTATATATCTTCTTGCACAGATGCGTCTATATCTGGATGGACATCTGGACAAGTATTAACTTGGAATGGAACTGATTGGGCTAATAAATATCCGGCATTGACATTTAATGTGGCGAATGTTAGATTATCCGCAAATACTTATCTTAATATGACTCAATTTAATACCGGAGCAGGAAAAAGTTGTTATGTTTTACAAGCATCTTGCTGTAATTCAAGTTGTGCATCCATTAGTGGAATTAGAGTTCAAATTCTAGATGATAACTCTTTGATTTATGAAACTTCTTCTTCAACAATAAAACAAGGCGGGCCTTTAGCTAAAAGTAATGCAGCTTCTCAAATGAAAATAAGATTTATGTATTCCGGAAGCCATTCTAGGTTTACTGGATACAAGTATGGTAACGCATTTGCACAAGTTGTGGTATATTAGTTAATATGAAATCAATAATACAGGGTGTTGCTGGGAATAGAATCATTAGTAGGGGATTAGGAAAACTTTCTCTATGTTATAGAGAATATCAAAATCCTATTATAGAACAAATACTTAAAACAAAACGTATAATGTTTTATAGAGATGGACCAAACGATACTCCAATGGATATTTGTTATAAAATCTGTAGTGGTTCTAATGATGGTACTGCAATTCAATTATTTGGTGGTAGGCATGATGGTAATATAGCCCTTTATCCAAAGTCTTGGAAAGACCA